GAAGATTATGAAGATTTTCAAGACATGTACGCAGCTGGTGGTGATGGTTATGAAGATGATTTCCACGTAAAAGGTGGGCGTAAGCATCACATGCATGGTCAGAAGGTAGAACTTGAAAAGAAGTTCCCTTTGACTTTCCCCTCAATGAGGCCGGACGATAAATTACGGCGTAGAATTTTTAAAGCAAAACACAGAAAAGTGTCAGCTACGCAAAAAGAGGTCAGGGATTTTATAGACCTAGCCAAAAAGAAGTTTTCAAAGGCTCAAGATAGAGTGAAACTTCATGGCCAATCTTTTAACCCGTCAGTGTTAGCACACGGGGTTTATAAGATTTATTGTAATGATAAGTACCGATGTACTGGAACCCATGTTGGAAATCGTATGTATGTTGTTTTGCACTCGTTGAGTGAAGATACCACTGCGAAATACACAGCCGTTGGACAAACACACACAATAGATTTGAAAGCAGATCAAGTTGTGGTAGTGAATAAGGAAATTTGTTTTTTTCCTGTCAACGGAATACCCTCCCCTTTTAAAACGAGTGCGTTTAGGATAATGGAGGATGCAGAAATCGTTTCCGTGTATGGATATGGATCTGGTAATTTACCCGAACCTGAGATAATCACAGGCTTTGCGAGCCCCTTAGGTTGGTGTAATGCCGCTACAAGAGATGGAGATTGTACTTCGCCCGTTTTGGATTTAAATGGGAAGATAGTAGGTTTCTGGACTCATGGAAATGGAAAAGACTTTGGTAAATTTGAAGTCATTACTCCATCGTTTTTAGAACAAGCGAAAGGAGATAACATGAAGTCAGCTCTGCATTCCGGATTGGATTTTCAATCTGGCCCCCTCTCCCTTCGGAATTAATAGAGAGGCCGTTCTGGGAACGGTACCCTTCTAAATATAAAGAGAAGGGTGGGGCCCAAGTGTTTTATGATTCAGCATGGATCACGGATGAACACGATGGGATGTTACCGGAAAAGTTTTTCCCGGTAGTAGGACAAATTTCCCGCTTTCCGCGTTATACTAATGACCGGATAGTGGATCCACAACTTAAATGTTTTGTGGACGAAATGGGAATCGAGATTCCCAAAGCGTGGGGTTTGCCAAAACCCAATGCAGCTGCCGCATATAAATCGTTATCCAAATATGGAAAAAGTGTACCAGCTATGTCTCAAGAGCAAGTGAATGACATGAACTTGGCTTGGGAATGGACTGGGCAACATTTTGGACTTTATATGCAAAACTCAAATATAATATCTTATGAGGATGCGAAAGAACACTTAGATTGGACAACATCAGTGGGAGCACCTTTTAACACAAAGTATAACAACAAGAAGGATCTATTCGAGAATGAAGGTTCCGAAATAGATGAATGGTTGTTGAAAGATTGGGAAACAATGGCATATGATCTCCAGTGGACATGCCTTTTTACTAACTCCCTAAAAGAAGAGTTGCGTACAATAGAAAAGATGGATGAAAATTCAATACGTACCTTTCTCTCTGGAGGATTAGATGCCGTGATACATGGTACACGGCTCTTTGTGGATATGAATGAGAAAATGTATGCTGCACATTTAGTGTCAGCATCAGCTGTAGGAATGAGCCCATTAAAAGGAAAATGGAATCGGTTGTATCAAAAACTGAAAGTCTTTAAGAAAGGCTATGCTCTTGATGAATCACAATATGATTCATCACTCCGTGCTTATATGATGTGGGGATGTTGTCGTTTTAGATGGACAATGTTAAAACCTGAGTTTAAAACAACGGAAAATTTGCAACGAATGCGAGTTTACTACAGGAATTTGATAAATACTGTGGTGATATGCCCGGATGGTGTCTTAGTAATGAAAAAGACAGGTAATCCTAGTGGTTCCGTTAATACAATTTCCGATAATACGTTGGTTTTGTATACACTCATGGCTTACGCTTGGTGTCGTAATGCACCAAAAGAATTTAAGTCGTATAGTTGCTTTGAAGCACATACGTCAAAAGCGTTGGTTGGCGATGACAACACATGGACAGTGTCAGATGATGCACACGAATTTTATAATGCTCACTCAGTGATAAATGAGTGGAAACAGATAGGTGTGACAACAACAACTGATTCCATGGAACCAAGACCAGCAGAAGACTTAGATTTTCTCTCTGCTCATACTGTGTTTTTAGGAAATAAGGCAGTACCTGTATATGATCGCGTTAAGTTAATGACATCATTATTATATGCTCCTAAAGCACATTTAACACCCGCAACTACACTAGAACGTGCAGCTGGAATGCTGTGTGTAGGTTGGACGGATATACCTTTTCGAAATTTTTGTCGAGATCTTATTGAATGGCTACTCCAAAAATATGACCGAACAATGTGTGATGACCCGAAGTGGATCGCAGCGAAATGCGGAATTCAAACGGATGTCAAATATTTCACACTCTTCACTGGAACAATTCCATTGAGAAACCAAGGATTCTCTGGAGATAAAGAAAGTGCAACGCCAGAGAAAAAGAAGATGGTTCGAGTAAATCGAAATAGAAACGGGACGAAACCCGGAAAGAAAACAATTAAAACCGTAATCGTAGGAAGGCGAGCGGGCACACAAAAGGTACGTGTGCGAACTACTTCACGCGCGAATGGACCCCGTAGAAATAGGAACGGGGCGCGACAACAAAGACCAAGACGTGGAAGAATGCTCACAGGTAGAGATAATCCACGCACAGGAATGAGGGCAGTACGAACATGTACTGTAACTGAAGATGAATTTATTCAGCCTGTTATGGGTTCTGTAGGATATGCAGTAACCCAGTACCCCATTAATCCGGGACAATCTACCACTTTTCCTTGGCTGTCGAAACAGGCAGCGCAATGGGAGAAGTATTGGTTTACACATTTAGAGTTTTATTATAAACGTGATGTGAGTGAATTTGCTACTAATGGCACAACCGGAAAGGTGATGTTTGGTGTTGACTTTGACGCCAGTGATCCACCCCCTATCTCAAAACAACAGATAGAAGATACAGATCCACATATGGACTGTATGCCTTCGGAGGGCATGAGGATGCCTTTGAATGCACGTCAATTACATGGTTTGTATAAGAAACTATATGTGCGGCCCGCAGGTTTACCTGGAGCAAGTGATATTAAAACTTACGATTGTGGCAATTTTAATTTAGCTACGCAGGGTATGCAAAACACAACTGAAATAGGAGAACTTCGAGTTAGGTACACAGTTGTTTTTGAAGTTCCGGTTCTTGAAGCCGGCACTCAAGCTCCTACTAATAATAGTGTAAGTCAGTTTATTGATGTATCTTCCCAGAATACTGGGATTAGTGGGGCTTTCGTTAATGATTTGTTGGCGACAAGTGTTACAAACGGTTTGGCTGTTTCAAATGTTGGGGGAGGTTTTATACTTCCAACTGGAAATTATTTGGTGGATTATTATGTTAACGCGGTAGGTGCCATTGCGAATGTAGGAACTTGGGATTTAACAAAGAATACAGTATCAGTGGCAGGAGCTACTATAGTTGCAATGACATCAGGTGGCGATATAAATGGTGGTTTTACTATGTATGTAACATCAAATGGTACGGATGTTTTTCAATTGCGTGCATCCGCTAGTGCAGCTACAGTTATAACATATAATGGTGGACTGAGGCTGGTATCGATTTAAATATTGATATTGAAGGTTTTTAATGAAATGTCAACGTAAGACTACCTACTAGAATGAAAAGTACAGTTTTCCAACACTTAAAGTTGGAGCCCGAGGACATCTCGGGGTTGGGAAAGGAAACCCAATGAGTTTATCTCTTTTGAATAATAAAAGATTTTCTAGCAATGCTTTGAGGACAAAGTGTTGCCGTTTGACGAAAGTTTGGTGTAAAAACTTCGAGAGTTGTAATAAAGAACAATGACTACCGACTTCAAATGAAGTGACGACTTGGATATCGCTACAAGAAATAAAATTGCGAGAGAAGGGAGTACGACGAGAGTTGGAACCTTCCGGGAAAAAGAATGATATGGAGAATGTACGGGTGCTTTGAAAAGTGCATCTGAGACCTTGTTAATGCGTGTAGAGCTGTAGCTCCGCGAACTTTGCAGGGATATCTCTGCCATTCAATTGGCCTGGAGAGTCTCATATTAATCCGAATATTCCCCCGTTAAGTTGAGA